TATTGTAAGTAAGTGACGCCACTAAAGTCAGCGCCGTTCTTCCACCCCCAAGCACCTACCTCAACCCTTTCATCTGCGTGGTCTGAGATAGTTACTGCTGGTTTGGGTTCCCCCCAGGGTTGCTGATATCATCATCCATAAGTCTAGATGTTGTACTGCTGTCAAGTCCTCACGCAGTAGTGCATTGTGTGGTGCTTTCTTAGGAAAGCTAAAGACAGTAGTAGACTCAGGTCTCATCACACAATCCTCAGATGGTATACCCTGCTCAGTCATGAACGTGGATAGAGGATCTTTCTTATCGCCTCGTACCCTACGGATATAGTACTTAGAATGTCTTGGATGAATACCACTGGCAGAATCAACAAGCTGACTAACAGTGCCGCTAGGCTTAACACAAGTGATGGCAGTAGAAGAAGGGATATCAAGAGCAGTGGATAGCTGTAGGTTCGTAGCAACTGAAACGTCTTTGAGTCTTTCAAGTAATGTTTTAGTTTGCTCAATAGTATCTCCTAATAATTTATTGTCAAGAATACCAGTCAGTGATACACCCAGTAATCTTTCTTCCTCAGTATTTTTTTGCCATATTTTTCTAAGATAAGGGAAGTGTGTCATCGTTGATTGTAATGTACCAAGTATCGTAGCTAGTTCAACCTTACGTTCAAGATCATACATCGAGTCACCTTCTCTAACCACTACTTCAGATAAGTTACAGAACTGATATGGTCTAAGAATAATTTCAGAGCAAGGATTAGTACCAAACTCTTGTTCAGTATCTCGTCTATCATTCTTCTTAGCTTGGTTGATGGCTGCTTCTCTGTTGAAGATACCACGCTCACCGCTATGGCTATGATATAAGCTAGTCCACTCGTTCATGTACTGACCTACGTCAGGCTTAGTAATATAAACAGCAGAGTTGTTAGCTAACGCTCGCTGTGGATTATCAGTCCACCATTGACCTGTCTTAGCGTGACGCATCTTGTCATCCTCAAGATCAGACAGTGAGATCATAGCTGACCTACGCACACCACCTACTACCACTACCTCAGCTACTTTGCACATAATGTCGTGGCATTCTAGTGTGTTTAGCTTACGTCCTGCTGCACTCTGAAACTTACGAATAACAAACTCAAAGAGTTCATTGAGTGGTTCAGGCCCACTAGCTCTGCCGCCAAAAGTCTTGAGTCTTGCACCAGCAGGTCTGATCTTTCTTAGATCCCATTTCGGTATCTCACCGGAGTACAGTAGTGCTATGACTTGACGCAGTGCTTTAGCCCAGCCTTCTTTACTGTCAGATACAACAACGGTAGAGTCAGACTTAAACATCTTTTCTGGTATCTCAGGTAGTTTATTAACGTACTTGTGTTCGACACTAAAACCTACACCAGTACCACACAGCAGAATATACATAGCCTCATCAAAGCATTTAGGATCATCGACAGGCAGATAGCTACAGTTATAACCTGCCGTGTTATCTCTCTCAAGAGCTTTCCCTGCTGTCATGATAGAACGCATAGACGGAACTATCTCTAGATTCTTTATGGCTTCACGAAGCTCTGAATCTGTCTCCATAGGCAGAATGTACTTATGCTTAGTCTCCAGATGCTTCTTCATGAAGTCCATGTATCGATCTACTGTGTCAAACCAATCTTCTCTACGACCAGTATCTTCTACGAATCTACAGTATCTCGATTTAGCAATGTACTGCTGATAAAAATCCATCATCATTCTATTTCCTTTATAAGTTTATCAAACTTGTTTTCTACAACATCTTCAAATCTATCTAATAAATCTTCAGATGTTAAATCTAATAATTCTATTAAAACTAATTCATCAAATCGAATTAATTTTTCTTTTAATTCAGCAAGTGTCAGAGTCAACTTGATTCTCCATGTCTTCTATCTCCATCAATACCAGAGTACAGTATCCTGATATGTCCCTCCATGAATCATCATACAGCGGATCTCCGTTAAGTATTCTAGCTAACTTGTTTGCTATTAACTCAAGAGACTCTAACATATAAGCAGGCATAAGAGGGTAATTACGAGAGTTCTTAATTACTTTCTTTATGTCCTGACTGATCTGACTAACGTCTCTGTATTCACCGTATGTGCCTGCTCTGGTTTGTAGCACCTTTTTAATTTCCATATTGTTTTCTCAAGTAATTAATTGATACGGGCATCTCATCAAAGCTACCATCGTTTACCTCATTAAGCATCCAGATACCAGACCAACTACCATTAGTTTGAGGAGTTAGATAGTCTTCATCATGTTGATAAAAAATACCAGCAAAAATACCAGTTATGCTTTTGCCATCCGCTTTCTTACTAAATGCTATAGCTCTGTCTTGAACATGACCCATTATGCAACTCATGTGTTTCTTTTGTAATAAAAGATTAGGATTACTAACGGGCCTTCCCATGACACCAGACGTAAAGTAATGACTGTAAGCTATGCCATTTACAACAGGAACAGAAAGAAAATCATGTACTTCCCAATTATATTTTTTTAGATTAAAATCATTGTAACCAATTAACCCTTCTAGTTTTCGATCTGACTCTATAGCTCTCTCAATACGCTGTTCATGATTACCAATCAGAAATATTTTTTTGGGTTTCCATACTTTCTTTTTGTTTGCTTTCTGTTTCTTCTGTTCATTAATAATAGGTTTCATAAATACATCCATAGCTTTGTTTCCCGCTTGAATGTCATCATTGTATGTTCTTCCTTCAAATGCTTTTTTACCAACATCATAAAAAGAAAGGCTAGGCATATCCCAATGATCGCCAAGATGAACAATAACTTCTGGCTTGGTCTTGACAGCGTACTTACCAGCCCATTCTAAATGCTCAAATGAATGATTAGGTTTGCATTGTGTGTCAGGAATTATCAAGTGTCTCATTGGTTCCCTTTAATAGTTTAACATAATATTCTGCATCGATGACAGCTAGAGGCTTAGAGTGATTCTGTTTTACAACGACTACTGGCTGTCTACCTTCAGGACAGTTATCAGCAGCTTGAGAGTAAAAAGCATAGACAGCCATAGACTCTCTTGATTTACACTCAACAGAAATACCTAACTGATCTCCTGCTTTTTGAGAGAATAATATATCCTCTCCTCCTGCACCCATACTCGTAGATCTTACATCGTCTTTGGAAAAGGAAAAGAGTTCGAGGATTTGATCTCTGAACCATTGTTGAAGTTTTCTACCTTTTGCTTTTGCACTTTGGGTTTTGATGCGCTTCTCCTTAAATCTAAAAATTTATCTAACCTTACTTTCTTAATACTTTTAATCCATTGTTTCGGTATGTGTATTCTAGAGTTAGACTGGTCATGAGATATCACAGCAGCAAGACAAATAGCATCTGATGTTTCATCAACTATAAATCCTATACTTAAACATGGATGTACATCTACTTTGACATCTGTTTCCCACCCACTATCAGACACAGCATCGACCCATTGAACATAAGCTATTGTAAAATGTTTGGCGGTTTCCATAATTGATTCTCTTGTCTTCTTATCCATAACAACCTCGCACGTTCAGTTAATGTCTCAATGTTATTGTCATACTTATTAAGAACAGCTTTAAACAAACTTTCTTCAGTATTACAATTGCTTAAAATCTTTTTAGCTTTGACTGGACCGATGCCTTTAAGACCAGCTATGTTATCAACTCTATCTCCAGTTAGAATCTGAGTGTAAAAGTTTTTTATAGCTTCTTGTTCAGTAACATAGTACAAAATTTCTTTGACAAAATTATAATGCCAGCCTCGCAACATATTTAAATCTTTGTCTATAGACATGACACAAGTGCTGTCTTCTGGAGAATTATATACGTCTATGCCTATAGCATCATCAGCTTCTTGATTATCACTAACTTTAAAATCCCACTTTGTAACTAAGTAGTCACGCAAGGAATCGTAATGAATAGGTCTTCTTACGTCTTTTCTATTCTGTTTATAAGTGGAGGAAATTTCTGATCTATAGTTAGATTTTCCTGTCAAGTAACCTTGATAAGAACAAATGCCTTTATATCGAATTAGAAAGTCTAAAAAATTTCCCATACGAGAAAGAGCAAATCGTTCTTCTTCTGGATCATCAACACTAAAACCAATTCTATAGACCAGAATATCTCCATCGATGAGAGCGCGTACATTCTTCATCGATTTAGGCATAATTAAAGATCATTTGAGGGTGATGGTTCAGTGTATTCAATTAAATCAGTAATAACTAATTTATTAATTCCTGTACCTACACCAGTCTTATTCTTCCAGCTCCAAGCATAAGGTTTAACGGTAGCAATGCCTTTAGAACCATTTTTAATTTTACAAGTAACTGGTGTTCCGTCAGAAAGCTCTGCTTTAATCGGATAGTTTCTGGACTTAGCTGTAATAAAAAATCCTTTATCTTCTTTTTTCTTTACAACTACACCCATAGACTCTAGTGCATCAATTGATTCTTTAGATAAATTACACAAGTCAACTTGATACTTACCACTCATTTCATTTGGAGTATCTAAAGCTGCCCACATAATATCTGCTTCTACTACAATTGGTTTTAAATTAGCCATACAATCCTTTTAATGTGTTTCTGCCCAATTTATTCCTACTTTGTACTCTCCATCGAGTGGGCAGCGAAGCCCGAAAGAAAGTCCTGCTTCTTGAATTGCTTGTACGCCTGCTTGACCTACAGACTCAGCAAATTCTTTTGTTGTCTCTATTTGAAACTCATCATGCACATTAGCTACAAAAGAGCCGTGTAGTCTATCACAGTCAATCTTATTTGTCATAAGAATTAAAGCCTTTTTCATGACAATGGACCCTGCAGATTGCAGTAAAGTATTGAGAGCAGCGTGTTGATGTCTGATCTGTAATCTTCTTCCGTCAAGACCAGGAAGCCAACCTTTTTGAGCTAATCGATCTACTTTTTCTCTAAGCTCTTTAATTGATGGTGTGTTATCTAAAAATCTTTTTATAACTTTGCCTCCTTCTTTCTCAGATATTCCTAAAATGATTCCCATCTTGGCAGAACTGCAACCGTACAAGAGAGCATAAATCATAGTTTTAGCTAAATTTCGATCAGACAGACCAGCAGCTTTCATATTGGCCGTGTGTACATCACCTTCACAAACTTCTTTAATGTAATCGATATCTTTTGTGTAGTGAGCTAACATTCTAAGTTCTAAACCAGAGGCATCCACACCAACTAAAACATTACCATCATCAACAGTCCAACACTCTCTGCATTCTTTTCCATACTTGCTTCCTAAGTTTGGCACTTGAGCCATATTTGGTTTGCTATGGGCCATTCGGCCAGTTATCGTTTTGTTAGTGATAACTTGCCCATGGACTCTGTTAGAGTTATCAGCATGATCTATCCATTTCTCAACTTGAGTAATTCGTTTTTGTAAGAGTAAGTATTCTTCAAATAATCTAGCTTCAGGTCTGTCAATAGTTGCCAACACACTCTCATCAACGATCACCGATCCTTTCTCTGTGTGCTTGGTAGGAGTCCATCCAAGAGCCATAAGACGTTCAGCTATCTGCTTACGACTACCTGGATTGAACACTTCTACTTTATCTTTAAGACGTTTGCCCGTCTTCTCGCTGTGTCGCTCAGTTACAATAGGTTTGAAAACTGTTTGTAATTCTTCTTCAATTTCTGCCAGTCTTTTCCTCCAATCTGTAAGAAGGAACATTGCTTTCTTAACATCAAGTTTGAATCCTGCTTCTTCTTGAAGATTAATAATTTTGGCCACCTGATGCTCAATATAAACTGACTCACCCCAGTCCAATAAATCAGACACAAGATTTTCGTATAATGTCTCAGTGACGTTAACATCTTGGATGCAATATTCAACCATCTCATCACACAGACCTCCATCGAAATCTGTGAAATCTCCTTTGTGCTTTCCTAATCGTAGTCCCCATGATTTTAGCGAGTGTCCGTTTTCTAGAACTGGGTTGTGTAGCCTTGACATTATTAAGGTGTCTTGCAACTGGCTTGAGTCGATATTCAAATTCCAGTGCTTCTTTAAAACTGGAGCATCGAACCCGATTATATTGTGGCCAATCAAGATATCTGTGGGTCTTAGATACTTTCGTAACTCGCTTGCTTCCGTCCATACATTTACCTCCTGATTAGTTAAGTCTTTAGTTACAGCACACCAGATCTGACTGGCTGTTTTATCAGTTTCAACATCAATAATTATTTTTCTCAAGCAACACTCCTTTCTTGTCGAACTTGTTCTAAAGTTTTAGAAACGGCTAATTCTTTTTTATATTCAAAACTAGCAGTCTCTCTATTCTTAGATGTAGAACCTTTTAATACTCCCTTAGATTCACCTACTTTACCTAGTTTTCTGGTCAATGTCCATTCATTAGTATAGTCTAAACTATTAATAAAACTTAATGCGCCAGTGGTTATTAAAACTCTAAAACCTTGTTTATGAAAAATCTCAGCTACTGCATTAAGTAATTTTTTGCCTATGCCGATTCCTTGAAAATCAGGTAAAACTACCATTCGATGTACTTTCTTAAAATTGGCTACTTTTGGATGAGGAAAATGAGACATCGCCACAAACCCAATAGTATAGTTTTTATATTCTAAAGCATAACATTTACTGCCTTTTTGTATCTTATGAGTTAGATAGTGATAATTTGCAAAATTTCTCCACTCGTCAACTGTGGCTTCTCTGAGCTTAAAGTCAATGTTAGGTCTTCGCCAAAGTGACCTCCGAGAAAATTGTTTTGTGTCTGTGTTGTAAATCCAATCAGGCATTAACCATTCTTCAATGTCATGATGACATGATACAGCTATGAATTGATAATTGTTTTTTCTTATGAAATCACTCACAGCGAGAGAAGTAACTTTTGCAACATCTCTATCTACAACACTTGTAAACTCATCAAAAATAACAGGCTCGTCTTTCTCTAAAAGTAGTCTTGCTAGATCAACTCGCATTTTTTGACCATTCGATAAAAGATGATATGGCTTCAGCCAATTTAAAGGACTGCTGAAACCAACTTTAGTTAAAGACTCTATTATTTTCTTTGATTCTAAATCTTGATGAAAATTATCAACAACAGATTTTGTATAATCCCAATGATGCTTGTCAAACAAATGAAAGTTTTTAAATTTTTCTTTAGCAATTGTTGTTTTTCCTGTTCCACTTTGGCCAACAATCAGACCAACATTCCAGTTAAAATCAATACTAAAGTCAATTGGAAAAGTATCAACAACTTCATCAAAACTAATGTCATACATTTTTTTAACGTAATCATTACGAGTTGAATCATTTATTGTAAAGCTCTTAACAATTTCTTTTGGCTCATCTGTATCAAATAAATCTTTTATCATAATAATTCTCCTGTTAATTTATAAATCATCTTCTTCATCAAGACGTTGACACATTCTACCATACTTTAAATCGTATAGCAATTTACCGGCAGGACCAACTTGACCAGAGTAACGATTTTTCAATACTCTGACTGTTGTAGTGTTTCGCTCGATAGGATCAGGATCTTGACTAGAACGCTCTAAGCCAATAACAACATCAGATAACTGAGCTATCGAAGCTGATCCTCGTAAAGCTGATATAGAAACTTGAGCACCATCTTCAAAACCCTTTCCGTCTGGTCGCTTTAAATGTGATACTAAGAACAAAGATATGCCAGTTTCTTGTGTAAGCATTCGCAATTTTGTCATTATTTCATCAATAGCCTTACGTTCATCGCTATTAGATTGCGCTGAGACTACTATGGATACGTGGTCCAAAAACACATATCGACAGTTCAAACCTTTTGCAAGGAATCGAACATTATTAACAATAGAATTAATGTCGTTAGATCCAAAATGATCGTAAAAATAAATCCTATCGTCTTTAAGTAAAGCGTCATAAGCATCTTTAAGTTCTTCATCAGTCACCTCTGTTCCAGGAATATGTATTGGTTTATTTAAATGTAATGACATCAATGATCTTGCTGTTCGATCTGTGCTTTCTTCAAGAAACATAATTCCAAGATTGTCAGTAGTTTGATTAAAAATACTGTAAACAAGCTCTCTAACAAACTGTGATTTACCTAACCCAGACCCTGCTGTAATTGTAACAAGCTCAGTATCTCGTATTCCAAGAGTTAATGTATCTAAAGCATCAAATGGATATCTAACTTTAGCTTCTTCTGGTCGATTTAATACATCTTCTTTCAATGAAGAGCCACTTACAATGCCAGCTGGAATATATCGTTCTGCTCTCCACCAAGTATCCATAAATGTTTTTTCATCGCCTCTGGATAAATAATCACAAGCATCTTTGTAATCGACAGTAGGTTTTAAAATCTTAACTTTAGATCCTAAAACTTGAGTAATAGCCTCAGCAGCAGATTGGCCTTGCTCGTCATTATCCATAAAAATAACTACGTTTTCAAAACTATCTAGCCACTTATATTGTGATCTAACATCAGTAGCAGCACTAGCAGCTCCGTTTCTAATTGACAAAACAGGAAATTTGCTACCTAGCATTTGAAACGCAGCTAACGCATCAAATTCACCTTCAACTAAAGTGACATATTTGCTACCTTTAGAAAACATATTTTGACCAAACAACTGAGCTTCTTTCCAGTTACCGGTAGTGCTAAATTGTTTATCGTCAATTCTTCTTTTTTTGTATGCAACAATACTACCATTTTTGTCATGATAAGGAAACCAATAATATTTATCATCTTTCTTTACGCCATAAGACTCCATTGTTGCTCTGCTAATTCCTCTTTCAGAAACGGAATTAAATGTACCGTCTTGTGGATGTTGTAAAGTTTTTGGTTGCTCTTTTTGATTAGTTGATATTAATGTCATATTCGCCTTTTTGTTAAATTGTGACTGCTCATTTGTAGTCACTCTATCACAAGCATAACACTTAGTTCCCCAGTCATAGACAGCCAAAGCATCTGACGATTCGCAGTCTGGACACGGTTGATGTGCTTTTAATTGAATTCCCATTAGACAAGTCCTTTAAAATATGCTATTGTACTTAGTTGTTTTAAATTGTTCTAAATATAAATTATTAATTAATACTATTTAGAGTAATTTCTTTTTCTTGCATTAAAGCTAACAATGTCATCATCACAAACTGTGGAGAGTAAATATCCAACAGTTCTAAAAACTCTGAAATCACTGCATGAAAATGAGCTTCTTCCTCACTGTCAGCAAACTGTTGACCATCGTCATGTCCATCTACATCGTAAAATTCATCATCCATAATTTTCCCTTTAAGTGTCGTAAGATGAGACATCAGGTATCCCATCAATATTAAAATCAGTCTCGTACAACTCTTCAAACTCAAGACCTGGCTTATCGTCTGCTATTTCCATTAAATCTAATCTTTCAAGAATCAATCCAGTATTATCTGCTGTTTCAAAACACGAATTACAAAGCTCTATGTATTCTTTAGTTTCTGCTGTTTTTCTAGTAGCTTCAAAATCTGTAAGTGATTCATTGCAAGACTTACATCTCATTTTTTTGTTCCTTTGTTTAAAAGATCAACAACGCTTTCTGATGACATTTTACCATCTAAAACATCATCAAACAACTCTATTTTTGTTCCATCGCCTTCTTTAAAGACAACAGTTCTTCTAGTTAGTTTTTTCTTATCAGAAGCATAAAACTCATCTGCGTCTAATCTACCAGCTTCATATTGAGCTACTAATTCTTCTTGCGACTGAACCAACTTAATTACACGACCATCGATAACCATTCTAGGTCTTCTTGCTAAGTTAAAAAAAGCGTCTTCTTGACCGCATTGAAATGGTGTTTTATTTTTCATTAGAAATCATCCTTATCATAAATTTCGTTATCATCAAAAAAATAGTTGAGTTTTTCACCGTATTCCCAACCTTTATCATATTCTATACGTTCTTTCTCATTCCAGCAAGCTCTATTTCGATCATATCTTCGATAATGACAATCACACTTTCCCTGCTCATACGGTGTCTTAAACTTCATGACAACGCTCCTAACCACATCCAGACAAGTATACCAACGTGAGCTGCTGCTAACAAACATAAAAACAAGATCATTCCACCGTTATTCATGTGATCTCCTCATCGTTAATTGTGGTAGTTCTACGAACTATTGTGTAGACAGCAGAGTCCAAAACATTTTTGTAACTTTGCGCTTCGTGAAGATCCTCAAAGAACATCACAGCTTCGTGATGTCCTTTCGAGGTGTTTGCAATGATGACGTACTCTACGTCTTTGTACTGAGAGTTCAAGACATTTTCTCCTTGTTGTTTAGTTGGTACAGTCTCTATTGTATAGAAACTGTACCGAGTGTCAAGTTTTAGTACCAATCAGAGTAACCTTCTGAGAAATAGTGAAAATTATCGAGAAGATCAATTTTACCTGAACGATATTCAGCTGCAAGCATTTTTGCTTCTTTTTCATCTCTGTAAAAAACATTAGACTTTAAAAGTTTTTCATCTTCCGTTTTAACTACAACATAATGTATTTCTTCTTTAATTGGCAATCCATCTAAATCATAACCTATGTTAAAAATATTTGTTTTTGTGTAAACTTTTTTCATTTTATTTCTCCTTAGTTATTAATTAATATTTCCTTACCACACCTCTATTCTATAAGTACGTTTATTTTGAGTCAAGCATTTTCGTATCAAATAAACAATTTATTTTGACATATTATTTATTCTCTTAAAGCATAAATAAATCAACAGATTATATAGACTTCCTAGTCATTTTTTATTATGTGATAATTGCACTAATACGTCTGCTAATAAGTGTATGACATATAGTATGTGATCGATCTGTTATGTCTTGTGAGGTGCCCTTGCCGATACATTCTCCCCTGAAAACTTTAACCCCCCTGTGCATAACCTGTGTACCAATTGTGTATAACTTTATGCACTATAATGGTGCACGTGGATGAGAATCATTCGCATTTACAAACTTGGATGAGGATTATCCGCATTTAGGAACCTGTGTATAACTTGTTAATAACTTGTGAATAACTTTGTAGGGGGGGAGGGTCTACTCAGCGGTATAAATTATTACTATTACCCTAACAGACACAATAAAAATGAAAATGAAAAGAGTATAATTAACAAGACCGTTAAGAGCTAATAAGCCCGTTAAGAGCTAATAAGACCGTTTAGAACTAGGTTGTTGTACCCTACTAAAAAATAACCGAGACACGCAAGTCAATATATGCTATAGTACGTCTCTTTATGTAGACTAAGAAAATTATGAATTATTATTTATCATAAAACGTCTTTAACTACATGAATATCATAAAATAGTTAAGGATAAACATTTGTCTGATAAAGATAATGTCCCTAAAAAAAGAGGGCGAGGTAGACCTCGTAAGACTGAGGTTGAATCTAAGAAAAAACGAGGTGTTGTTGGTAGACCTCCGGGCGAGGCCGCAAGAATAAAAGAGTTTCATGCTAGGTTGTTAGCAACCAGCGGTGAGACTGTGATTAATACGATTATTACTAAAGCTCTTGATAATGATGACAAAGATCAGGTAGCTTGTTTGAAGATGTGTATTGATCGTGTGCTACCGATGTCTTACTTTGACAAAGGTAAGGATGCAGGTAGAGGCAGTGTGAACATACAGATATCAATGGTAGGTGATAAGCAAGCTGAAGTCATTGATGAGGAAGTAACTGATGTAGAATACGAGACTGTAGATGTCAGACCTGAAGATTAAATTATTACCCTGGCAACAAGAGGTCTGGTCTGATGACTCTCGATTTAAGGTCATAGCTGCAGGTCGTAGAACAGGTAAAAGCAGATTAGCAGCGTGGAGACTGATAGTATCTGCGCTAGAGGCTGATAAAGGTCATGTCTGGTACATAGCCCCTACGCAGCAACAGGCTAGGGACATTATGTGGCAGCAGTTGTTAGAACTGGGTAATCCAGTGATAGCAAGCAGCCACGTTAATAATATGCAGTTAACACTGATTAACGGTTCTGTTATATCGTTAAAAGGTGCTGACAGACCAGAGACAATGCGTGGTGTAGCTTTAAAGTTTGTTGTACTCGATGAGTATGCAGATATTAAACCTACAGTGTTTGAACAGATTCTTAGGCCAGCGTTAGCTGACTTGAAGGGTCACTGTATATTTATTGGTACACCGAAGGGACGTAATCATTTCTACGATCTCTACAAGATGGGTAAGAAAAAAGATGTAAAGGATTGGAAGTCCTGGCACTTTACTAGCTTTGATAATCCACTGTTAGATAAAGAAGAGATTGAAGTAGCTAAAGACACTATGTCTACGTTTGCGTTTAGACAAGAGTTTATGGCTAACTTTGAAGCACCACAGTCAGATATATTTAAAGAAGACTGGGTGATAATAAAAGATAAAGAAGAAGAACCAGAGAATGGTACTTATTACATGGCTGTTGACTTGGCAGGTTTCGAGAACGTGTCGAAGCAAGCCAGCAACAAGAAGAAGTACCTAGATCAAACGTCTATAGCTATTGTCAAGGTAGGAGATGATAACAAATGGTGGGTAGACAAGATTGACGCAGGAAGGTGGGATATTAAGGAAGTATGCGAGAGAATCCTAAAGCACACTCAGTTATACGGCATTCAGGTAATTGGAATAGAAAAAGGTTCTTTGATGCGAGCTGTTATGCCCTACTTAACCGAGATGATGTTAAAACAAAACATCTATCCAAGAATAGAAGAAATAGCAATTGGTAACAGAAGTAAAGTAGACAGAGTTGTAGGTGCTTTGCAAGGAAGGTTCGAGCATAAGCAGGTAGAACTTTGTGATGGTGACTGGGTTAAAGAGTTTAAAGACGAGCTGCTCAACTTTCCTACCACAGGAATACATGATGATATGGTTGACTCAGTAAGTTTAATTGCTCAGATAGCTAATGCAGTAATGTATTTTGAAGATTTAGATGATGAATATGAACCTTTAGATTGGATATCAGGATACTAAGATGAGTCGAATACCAGAGTTTATAGATAGAATAAACAACCCACAGAATTATCCTTACATAGATAAGACAGAAAAAGGTGCGTTCATAGATCAAGAAAGATACGCTACGCATTTAATGTCAAACACAATAACAGAAGATGGTAGACCTGTGGCTTTTCCTATGATCCAATATATACCTGAAACTGGAGAGCTTTACGAGTTTAAAGACTTTAAAAATGCTTTGGATCATGCTATGCGTACAGGAAACTTTAAAGAGTTTAAGTCAGAAGATGAAGCACTAGACTACGCCAAGAATTACAAAAAAGGTACTCCACTCGAAAAATTTAAACCAAGGAAATAGAATGGCTGAAAACTATAATACAGATTTTATGGAAGAAGAAGTACCTGAAACACAAAGTGAGAAAGATCTGGTGTCTTTTGTTGTTGACCACTGTGACAAGTGGAGAGACTGGAGAGATACTAATTATGAAACCAAGTGGGATGAATATGAAAGGATATATTATGGAGTTTGGGCTGCGGAAGATCGTACTAGAGACAGTGAGCGTAGTAAAATCATTAGTCCTGCTACCCGTCAAGCTGTTGATAACAGGGTTGCGGAAACTATGGAAGGCTTTGCTGGATCCGGAAAACTGTTTGAAATAAGTGATGATGGATTAGATCAAGATAGTGCAGATGTTGAGCTTATGCAGTCTCTTTTACTAGAAGACACGCATAACAATGCTTACATCAACAACGTATCATCGATTGTTAAACTAGCAGAGCTGTATGGGACAGGTGTAGGGGAAGTTTTAGTTCAAACAGAGCTAGAACGTGTCCCTACTACCCAAGAAATGCCAGAACAAGGCATGGCAGAAGTAGGAGTTACTGAAAGAGAGAAAATAACAGTAAAAGTTAAGCCTGTTCACCCTCGTAATCTTTTAGTAGACCCAAATGCTGACTCAGTTGATGAATCTTTAGGTGTAGCTGTTGAAGAATACATTAGTTATCATCAAATAGTGCGTGGCATGACTTCTGGAGTCTATAGAAAAGTAGATATAGAACCAAGCTATGAAGATGATGATATAGAACCGTCTAAACTTGAAGCAACTGAGTATCAAGACGATAAAGTTAAGGTAATTCGGTATTATGGGTTAGTTCCAAGAGATTTATTAGAATCTTCAGGTGAAGTAGAGCAAAAAGCTGAAGAATTGTTTCCAAATAATGAAGAATCTGCCGAGTTAGCTGATTTAGTTGAAGCCGTTATAGTTATTGCTAATGATAGTAAACTTTTAAAGGCAGAGCGTAGTCCATACATGATGGAAGACAGGCCTATCATTATATATAGACCTGAGGTTAGACCTAAGATGTTCTATGGTGTTGGTACAGTAGAGAAAGCATATAATATGCAAAAAGCTATTGATGCTCAGTTGCGCTCTCACATGGACTCTTTAGCACTAACTACGGCACCTATGATGGGTATTGATGCGACCAGATTACCGAGAGGTATGAAGTTTGAAGTTAGAGCTGGTAAAAACATACTAACTAACGGCAACCCTGATGAAATTTTAAAACCGTTTAAATTTGGATCAACAGATGCTTCTAACTATGACACAGCAAAAGGTTTTGAAGCAATGCTGCTACAAGCAACAGGCACACTAGACTCTGCAGAGTTGGTCAAGAGCGCAGCAGGTGGAGGACAAAACAACGGTATGGGAATGTCTTTAGCTATGTCTGCTATCGTTAAAAAGAACAAAATAGCGATGGCTTCGTTTCAGGATGACTTCATCATACCGATGGTTAAGAAGGTTGCGTATCGCTATATGCAGTTTGACCCTGAGCGTTATCCAATGAAAGACTTTAAGTTTACTACAATGTCTTCTATTGGTGCTTTGGCGAGAGAACATGAGCAACAACAGTTGATTGGTCTTCTTCAGACTTTAGGCCCATCATCTCCTATTGTTCCTGTCATTCTTAAAAGCATTGTGTCTACCTCTGGTCTGTTAAACAGAGAGCAGTTAGTAGCTCAGTTAGATCAGATGTCTCAGCCTAATCCACAAGCTCAAGAGATGCAGATGCAAGCACAGCAAGCCCAGATGCAGTATCTAGCTGCTCAGACTGCCGAGTTACAGGCTAGAGCGCAAGAGTCTATGGCTGATGCTCAAGAAGCACAAGCTAAAGCACAGAAGATAATGATAGAGGCATCTTTGATGGAGGACAAAGTTAAGACTGACATGGTTAGAAATTTGTCAGCTAACATTAAAGATGAGGATACTGATGAGTTTGAAAAAAGAGCTAAGATTGCTGATCTACTAATTAAAGAAAAAAGTATTGAGTCAAAAGAAAGAATCGTAGACAAGCAAATGCAAGAGAAAAGAATGACGCAATAAAGAGAGGGACTTAGGTCCCTTTTCTTAATTGTTCTTTTGACTTGTCGATGTAACCTTTATCAACAATCATTCTGGATAGCTTCCATTCCATTATTGCGTGTTCCGCACAGTGATGTGTTTTCCAGTTTTTGTTTCTACGTTGATGTTTTATTCCCATCCAATGACCAAAGTCATGAACAAAAGCTGCCCAGTTTCTTTGAGTGTTGATTGACAACACATTTCTACGGACCCAACTATATCTTCTGCCTTCTGCCTTAATAATCTCATAAGGAAATCTTTGTTTAGGAAATTCAGATTTCCACATTGCTTTTGCTGCTCTTGAAGCCGTCTTAAAACAAATACGATCTTCTTTCCAAGATCTGTTATCGTGTGGGGTTTCCCCAACGCTTGTCCATACTTGGTCGGCTTTTTTGTACCACTCCATTGCTTCTTTTGATACTTTCATTTTCTTAAACTCCTTTCAAGAAATTGGTTAATGTTTTTGGCAATCCTTCCGAGTAGGTCCAGGAAGCAAACTCTCTAGCTAACCTTTTTGCTTTTGGAATACTGCCCTCAAAAGTCTCAAAGCGGTCAGCTATTTTGTTATCCACCCTAACTACTCTGATGGGAGTAGTCAGTACAACTGCCTTAGTCCATTTTCTACCTCTCTGACCAACTAGCACTAATCTAACTGTGTTGTCGAAGTGGCGTGTTCTGATTAATTTCATTTCTATCTCCTTGTTGTTGTGTGTTTCTCAAGTGTTAAAGCTATTTTAAAACCTAATTTCACAAAAGTAAATACTTTGTACAATTATTTTGTTATATAAATACGATTTTTTATAATTAAAAGTTATATAAGCAAATAATTTAGACAAACTGTTCTATTTGTGCTAGAATAAGGCTCACTTAAATAAGAATGATTCTTATTTACATTTACAGGAGAACTCCTATTGGATAAAGAACTCCAAGAGTATTACGAAGAACGTTTCAGCATGATGGGGACAAAAGGCTACACAGATTTGTTGACAGATGTTGAAACGATGATTGAGGAAAGAAACAATTTAATGGCTACACAAAGCCTTGAGGAATTGCACTTTCGTAAAGGTCAGTTAGACGTTTTACATTGGTTAAGAACTCTCAAAAAACTTTCTGAAGAATCATGGGAGCAGTTAAACAATGAAGAGAATGTATGAATTTAGGTGTGAACAAAATCACACCGCAGAGAATTACATTGACGAAGAGGTAACCACAATTTCGTGTCCTACTTGTCAGTGTGAGTCACTTCGTGTCATCTCAGCACCTCGCATTGCATTGGAAGGAATCACTGGTGATTTTCCTACTGCTGCAGATGCGTGGGCTAGGAAGCACGAAGAAGCAACAAGAGTCGCTGAAAAACGCAGAGGCTGAGCGTCCAGTGACATTTTTTATATCCTACAATCACATGGTGACAGGAATTTTATATGGCTAAGTTTGAAGATCCGTTACAAGAAAACCTTGATTTTATCCCTGATGAAGTTGGTGAAGAACCTGCTAAAGAAGAGAAACAGATAGAAGAACAGATCCCTGAAGAGCAATCTGCTGTTGAGGTTAAATCTGAAGACACACTACCTGATAAATACAAAGGTAAGACAGTTGAAGACCTTGCAAAAATGCACCAAGAGGCTGAAAAGCTAATTGGAAAACACGCACAAGAAGTGGGTGAGCATCGCAAATTTTTTGATGAAATAATGAAACGTGAGCTTCTTCAAAAGAAAGCACAACAGCCAACTCAAGAAGATGAAGATCCAAACGAGAAGTTTTTTAAAAAACCTACAGAAGCGATGGATGATTATTTATCTAATCACCCAACGATTAAACAGGCGCAAGAACAAGCCCTCATAATGAAGGCTCAAACTGCACAACAACAGCTACAACAACAGTTTCCTGATTATGTAGAAGTAATACAAAACTCAGATTTTAAACAATGGGTGGATGCTTCACCAATCAGACAAAAACTATATCAAGAGGCTGATGGTGGTTATGATGTTGCTTCTGCTACTGAATTGATTAGCACTTGGAAAGCTATTTCAAGTACTAAACAGACAGAGCAAACTATAACTGCCGAATCTCAAGATAACAGAGTTAAGTCTTTGAAAGCTGCTACTGTTGATACAGGTTCTTCTAGTGTAAGTTCTAAAAAACGATATAGTCGTAATGCTTTACAGGATCTTCTAAGAAATAATCCTGAAAAATACTATGCTAACGCAGATGAAATCCTTCTCGCTTATGAGGAAGGAAGAGTCTATTAAATGAAAAGGAAATAAGAAATGGCACTAGGTACTAATAATGTAACAACCACCACCGCAGCGAAGTTTATCCCTGAAATTTGGAGTGATGAAATTGTTGCAGCTTACAAAGCTAATCTTGTAGCTGCTAACTTGTTCTCCAAGATGTCTTTCAAAGGCAAAAAAGGTGATGTACTTCACATTCCTAAACCAACTCGTGGTTCTGCTTCTGTTAAGTCAGCATCAACTCAGGTAACGCTTATTGCTGCAACTGAGAACGAGATTCTGGTCAACATCAACAAGCACTACGAATACTCTCGTTTCATTGAGGACATTGTTGAGACACAAGCTCTAAGCTCTCTACGAAAGTTCTACACTGATGACGCTGGTCATGCTATTGCTAAACAGGTTGATACTGACTTGATTCAGCTAGGTCGAACTGCTGGTTCAGGTACTGCTTACTCTACAGCAGCTTCAACCACTAATGCTTTCATTGGTTCTAACGGTACAACAGTCTATAACTCTTCATCTTCTAATGCTGCTGCAT